AAGAGGAGGATAAAACAAAGTGTTCATTGATAACGACTTTCCAAAGATTCTGGGTGCGGAACTTTACCGTCCTCACCCTGCTTACATTGCCGAAATGGCAGTGGAGCCTGTGGTGGTCCACGACTTCACCCGTCAGCCTGGTCAAACCGTTCAGTTAGACCGCTATAAGTTCTGGGGTACCCCTGGTACTAAGGACAGCCGTGAGCGCGTGTCCGACCAGACCATCGGTACGGCCAACAGCCGTAACATCACCAAGGAGAAGGTCTTGGTGGTGCTTAAGGAGTACACCGGTCCTGCGGATCCGGGCGACCCCACCCAGCCTTCGACCTTCAAGATCGCTCGTGAAACTCTGATTACCGCCCAGCGCCTGCTGCTGGACACCGGTAACCTGAACATGTTCCACCAGTCGATCGGCAGCCTGACCCTGCTCGACGACTATCGCCGTTGGCGTGACCGCGTCTTCATTGACGAACTTGCCAAAGCAGAAGCTAACGGTGCTGCTGGTACCACCCAAGGCGGTTACTACTTCGCTGGTGGCAAGACCAAGGATTCCTCTGGTCGTGTGTCCTATACCACCACTGAGTACGGCAACGAAGTTCAGCAGTTCCAGGTTCGTACCGACCTGCTGACCGTTGTTAAGGATCTGCGTAAGCGCAACGTGCCGACCTTCGCTGATGGTCTATATCGCTGCATCTGCGATCCTACTTTCATGATGCACCTGCGTCGTGATCCTGACTTCCGTGAGATTGCTCGCTACAGCGGCAACCCTGGCCAAGGCATGTACATGGGCAACCCCATGATGCCTAACAACGCCAGCTTCTACATGGGTCCCCAAGCTGGTCAGGGCTACTTCCTGGCTGGTGAGCCCGTGATGCCTACTGGCGTCCAGTTTGAAGGTGTGAAGTTCTTCGAATCGACCAACTTCCCGATCAAGAACGTGACTGCCTCCTTCGATGGCGGTTCCACCTACGCTTCTAAGGAAGTGGCTCAGGGTTATTTCTTCGGTCCTCAGTCCGTTGGCGTGGGTATCGGCGGTCCTAACGCTCAGGTGCTCATTAACAACAACGATGACTTCAGCCGTTTCATCATCCTGATCTGGCAACTGTACGCTGGCTTCGAAATCCTGAACAAGGACTTCGTGACCACCGCCTTCAGCTTCGTTCAGGACGACGGCACCGTCTGATAATCAAACCATAAATCCACAACATAGGAAAAGATAAATGACCTATTTGTCCGCTAAAAAGATCTACCCAGGTAACTGGGCAGAGCCTCTGAACGGTTGGTACAAGAACATTGATACCAACGATGACGGTAGCAACAACGCCTCCAAGGGCGGCCCCACTTCGGTGCTGGCCGTCCCCGGCTATCGCTACTTCCAGCAGCGTGGTTATGTCCCCGTGACCGCCACGTCTGGTGCTGGTGCAGTTGCTTCTGGCAGCGTGATCGTTCCTTCCCCTTATCGGAATGACGACACCCGTACCGACATCACCGGCATGGTGATCTCTGGTAACGCTACCGTCCCTGCTTATGTGTACCGCGCAACCATCTCCGTGGCTTCTGGCTGGGGTGACGGTCGTGTGGCCTCTGGTATCTACGCTGCCACCGGTAACGTGGTTACCTTCGGTCCTGGTCTGACCTCGACCGGTACCGCTGGTGAGGCTGTGGCCCAAGCCAACCTGACCTCCACCACTGCTGGTGCACAAGGCGGCGAAATCTTCTTTGCTGGTGGTTCTGCTGCTTACAGCGCCAACGCTCTTCTCACCGCTACCGGCGCCGCAGGTGTTGGTGTGGATAAGGTGTACAAGGTAGTGACTGCTGCCACTACCTACACCGTGCAGGCCCGTGGTTCGCAGACCGCTACCTCCACTTCCGGTGGCTGGTACATCTCCAACGATGACTCCAACGCTGGCCGCACTGGTTACTTCGTGGTTGAAGTGTGCTACATCCAACCCGATGAAGCACCTGGCTACGAGGATATCGACGGCTACCTGCTTGGTCGCACCGTTAGCTGATTGAGTTAAACTAGGACCAGTAAATAACTGGTCCTATGACAACTCTTCCAGCGATGCTTTTTCAGCATAAAAAAACTGGGGCTCGTGTCAAAGTTGTAAGTGAATGGGATAACGGCGATTGGTTCATGGTCGAAGATCAGGACGGTCGCCTCTTTACCGTTTACAAAAACGAGATTGAGCCCGACGAAGCGGCTACCAAAAAGGTTCAGACCCTTCAGGTAAAAGATAAAGCAGCAAAGGAAGAGCCTCGCACTTTCCCCCCGGACAACCGTTTAAATATCAATGGCGCTACCGCCCAAATGATCGCTGATCATATTAAGGGTATCGGATTGAAAACAGCCCGTGAGATTAAAGATCTTCAGATGTCCTTATCGGGTGAAAGGTTCAACAATCTCGAACAGTTAAGGCAAATTAAGCGTGTTGATTGGGATGCTGTTTTTGCCGCTGATTTAGTCCGCGTCTGATACACTCATCTCCTACTAAACCCCCTGGGAAACCGGGGGCTTTTTAGTCTTACAATAAAAATAAAAAAGGGATGTCTTATACAACTGCTAGGTCAGGTTTTACGGGTCCCAGTGCAAAGATTGGCGGATCTACTGATTATCACATTGATCTAAAACTTCTCGACTCCCTTCCGGTGGCCGAGAAGGCAAAGATGGTAGATGCTCTAGCACGTCAATACCAATCCATTGGTCGTGATATCGAGTTTTCCAATCCTGCAGTATCAGGGCAACGCTGGAACCTCACTGCTGATCTTTCGAACAAGATTGATCTTCTGAATCGTGCAGCAGCTGCACATAGTCATAGTCGCCATCAGGGATGGAATTCTTTAGATTTCTACGTTCCGTTTAAGGGCAAGAGTCGTTTTGATAAAGGAGCTGTAGAGGATGCGTCCATTTATCTACCTGCTGTACCAGGTGGTAAAGTCCGCCGTGGTAGCGGTGGCGGATATGGCTACTACTCTGAGTCTTTAGATCCCACTGGCCGCATTATTGCTCGTGTTGGTCACGGTAATATTGACCGCCCAGAACCTGACGGTGATCTTACGCTTCCAATGGAAGTTCCACCAGCCCCAGAACTTCCGGCTCCCGCTAAAACCGAAGAAGAAACTAAGCAAGAATTCCTGGCTAACTACATCAAAGACAATTTACAAAATCAAATTTTCTCACAGTTGTTTAAGCCGTCCTCTTCTTCCATGGACTTCATTAAGCAGATGTCTGCCTTCGCACCGCAAAGTCCATTGTTGAATCCACTGCAACAAGCCCAGGCTCAAGCTCAATAATTCACGTCATTTATAATGAAAAACATACGGAAATAAGCGGTGCAGTTATCCGACTTTGACAAAAGTAGGGTCCGGTATCACCTGGGCTACTTCACGGTTTCCGTGCCGGCGGGTGACTATGCCCGTCTGGAAGAGGCGATGAATACGGTCCCTGACTCGTATTTTTACGACAAGATCGCTATTCAGATTGGCCGCTGTGATACTGCCGAGAAAAAGACAGAGGTTGCAACTTCTCCTTCTACTCGGTTAGAAAGCATCGCTGGTGACGTGGATCGTACGATCCGCTCAAGTAACGCCAAAGAGGCGCTGAAGGTTTGGGATGAGGTTTACCTCTACGAAACCAATCGCCTTGCCGGCATCCTTTACGTCCCGAACTACAAGGATCCGTTCCAAGCCAGATACCGTTACGAACGCTCTGGTGCTGAATTCATCCAGGCATTACCTGGTCCCGCCGACACCGCCGTTGGTTCTCGTCTTTACTTACATCAGATCTGGAGATAATTATGTGGGGTTTACTTGGTAGAGCACAATCTGTACTTGGTCCTCTTGGAACGAGAGCGACGCAGTTTGCAAAACCGGCACTCAGTGCTGCTCAAAAAAACCTTGATGACTTTCTTAGGTCTCAAGGATTAATTGGAAACAGGGCCTTAGGACTTTCTGGTCGAAGACTTTTATCAGAAGGCACAAGGACGCAGCAGGCTCTTCAAACCGTGAAAGGCGTGTCTGCGATGCCTATGACGCAGGCAACTGTGGGACTGACAGTTGGTTTACCAGCTGCAGATTTTGCTCTTAACCAAGATCCAACTGGTTTAACCAGAAGTATTGAGACTGCTCTGGGCGGTGTTGGTCCGGCGGTTGATCGTTTCTTCGGGAGTATTACTCCTCAGGTAATTCAACAATATGGACGTGAACAAGAGAAGAAAGGCTGGGGCGGTGCTTTTGAAACCGCATCACTTTTAATGGGACCTCCTGGCCTTGGGAATCTTGTTACTCCTGCCGTTGCCTCTCTAGCGGCACCCTTTATCCCCAATACAAAGCCACTTCCTCCCAAGCCAACATCCTTTACGAATGCGTCAGCTGGGACACCTTTTGTTAAAGGTGGTGTACTTGGCTACAAAGGCTCTGATGGAAATTGGTACCCAAGGGGGGATATGGATGCTGGCCCCGAGACAGCACCCAAACCAGCCCCTCCTGACTCACTTGATTTGGGTTCTGTAGCTCCACAAGCTCCGGCTTTTGATCCTCAAGCCCAGATGCGTGAACGTGCTGTTGCTCAAGAGAAGTCACGTATTGAGCAATTAACACGTCAGAACCCTGACATGCAGCGCTACAGCTCTATGCGCAAAACAGCTGCTGCCCCTGGAGCTACTACCGCTCAAATTGAGGCAGCTGAAAAGCTTGGTGAAGAGATCTGGCGCAAGAAGTACGGCGCTACTGCTCTTGGTAAAGAGGGTGGTGTTGTTGGCTCCTATAACCCCCTGATGCAGGAATTGCTTGGTTACCAAGCAGGCGGTGCGCCAATGCTTATTGGTCCTGGCCAAGTTGTGACCCCTGCACCTGTCACTCGCTTACAATAAATACTTGGCATTGCTCAGCATGTAAGTCCAACCAGCTGGATACGAATCTTTGATTCATGGAGGCCAGTGTTGTTGCTTTAGACCAATGATTCTTTGCCCTAATTTTGTCAAACGCCTGACTACCAAACTCAGTCTTGTTGTTGCACTACAAGCTGTCTTTGTTCCTGGTCTCCGCGCAGACTCAAATTGGGTAGGAGAATAAAGAGACAATCGCCATGGCACCCAAAACAGTACAAGAAGCTTTCAAATTAAAGCCAGAAGAAGTAAACGCACTTGCAATACTTTCTGGCCTTGAAGGCTATCGAGGTGCGGGTGGAAAAGATGTTGCAACAGTTGCTGCCAACGTACTTGCACGCCGTTTAAAAGGTAATTGGGGCGGTGTTGATATTCGCAATATTGCAAAAGCCCCTGGTCAGTATGAAGCTGTTTTTGATTATTCAATGCAGCAATTAGCTGATCCTGCTTTTGGAGCGCGCGTTCTCGGTGGACAGTCTGAATTTGAACGTATTCGCAACATTGTAAATAACCCTGCTCTTGTTGGTGAAGCGTTTAAAAAATCCAAAGGTGCGCAATCTTTTCGCGGAGTCGCTGCTTATGGAAGTAAAAAACCTAGTGATTACATGCCGGTTCCAGGGAAAAGTAATTATTACTTCAACCCTTTAGACCCCACGACATATCAAAAAGGTGTTGGTATGTTTAATGCTGTTGCCTTGCCTTCTGTTCCAGCAGCGCCAGGTCCAGCAGCCAAGCCCAAACCACAGGAACTAGCGGGACAAAATCCTACGCTTCTGCGTTTTGCTCAGGAGTTATTTGCTCCTATCTTTTCTCCTGCTTCAGGAACAAGCTCAAACAGCACGTTGGGTAAGTTCATGAACCTGTTGGGGACGATGGGTCAATAGCTTATAATGACTATTAAATAGAAAGCAGTAAAGTGTCATCTACAGCCACTAATAAGCAGCCACTGTTAGTTGACCGTCCCCTGGTGGATGCGGTCCGGGTGACGACTCAGACAGTTGGCACGCCTACCACTCTGTTTGTGCAGGGTGGTCAGGCTCCTTCCATCTTGGTGGACATGGACGCCGCACTGGAAGAAGACAACAATAACGGCGGTGTTATTGATTCAATCTCTATCGTCCGCAACGATTACTATCGTGATGCGGACTACGTTATTTCGAGTGGTACTTCTGGTACTGTTATCTCCCTGACCAGTGGTCAGGTGGTTTTGGTCTTTGATACTGGCGTCGTTAGTACTCCTGCTGCCAGTGGCTTTGGTTATTACACCTACACAGGTACAACCACGCTTACTGGTGTTAACACCTCTCTGAAGTACTCAGGTGGTACCTCTAGTGGCTTTGCTTACAACGGTGTGAATTACGGCTACCAGCCGGAAGTGACCTTCGTGTTTTACCACACTCGTGGCACTACCCAGCCCATTCCCGCGTCTGGTGACTATCGGGTTCTGTTCGCCAAACAAGTCCCGGCTAATACCCAGCGTGTTGACTGTTCAGACGTGATGCCTGAATTAGCAGTTCCTACCGTAGCCGCTGGTAACACCACGGGACTTGGCAACGGCACTCCCCTCCGTAACCGTGGCGTTTACCTAGAGCGTGGCGACCGTATTTATGTGGGTGTCTACGCAGATGGCGTGAACTCCTCTGGTTACACCCCAGGCGCTCACATCGTTGCTCAAGGCGGGTTCTTCTGATCATGGCCAAAAGGAGCAACAACTCCTTTGGTAATTTCAGTCAAACACCTTTCATCGAACCGGCAGGCGTCAAGCCAATCACGACTGAATTCTCCAAAGGTTCAGTTCCAGATTCAATCTATAGTGCCAACCGTGAGTCGGCTTGGTCCCGCTGGAGACGCGGCTTTGAAATAGCTTGCGCCACTTTTTACGACAACAGTTATACATATCCTTTTCAATACCAAATTCCTGTACCGTCTGGCACACCAAGTTCTGTCGCCAACCCTGCTCCCATTATTTCCGGGACGTTTGTAGGTTTCCCAACCAAGAACAAAGAAATGGGAATGCACTGGGCTGGCTGGCGTTATGCCGGTTCCATGCGCAGCGACCGCTTATTGGATCCAAGTACAGGACAACGTCTTTTCATTGAGTCCATCACAGAAGACAAGACAAACTGGTATGTAAAACTCGCCGGTAACTGGAGTGTCAGTAATCCTCTGCCTCCTCCGTTTTATGTTGCAATCCCAGGTGTACCAGGGGGTCTTAAGCCACTTAACAGTGAAACCCTGGAGGACAGAGTCATTACTGTCGGTGGTGACATCATTGACCGTGACTCGATTGATCCGACAACACAAAAGCGCTATGGCTATATATCTGCAGTTTTGGTCGATACCAATCCGTTTACCGGTGTATTGACTGTCCGTAAAGCTGGCTCGGTGCAGACCACGCCTGACAAAGAGTACTTAACTCCGTCTCCAATAGCTTTTACGCCTGGGCGCTATTTAATTACTGGTCCTCGTTTCTGCTGTTCCTGTCAGGACTTTACGCACCGGGACTACGCTTTCATGCGTGACATTAACAAGCCACTCAAGAAGCTTTACCCAAGAAGCAGTGTTGCGTCTGTTAAGCCAGGTCGTTTTGAAGTTACCAAGCTCAATGGAGTTCTTGATAACAGTGCAATGACAAGTGCGCAGGTCAACCGCACCATGGAAGTGTACGCACCAGAGGGGTTTGAATTACCTCCAACTGTTGCAGACACAGTCACAGACAACCAAGCAACAAGGGATAGACCTGGTAATTTCCGAGACTTTGGTGCTACGTTCTTAAGGAGTACTGGAGACCCTGCTATTCCTGGATCTGCGGCAGAAGGTATGCCGAAGTACACGGACTACGACACGTCTCAGGGTGTAGTGACCGCATTGAACGACAACTGGGAACCCTTGCTCGATGAAATGCGCTACTGCAAACATATCTACGCCCTGAAGTTTGCAGATAAAACGTTCCCGCCAGAGCCTTCTGATTTTCCTGTCCAAGAAGGAGGCATGGTTGAATGGGAGCAAAAGCTAGTGGATCAAACTGAAAGCGAACAACAATCAATTAAATCCTCTGTCTTGAATAGATTCTCGTTGTCGCAGATGGACGTACCACCGTACAACTGTCAGAGCTCAATGATGATGCCGATGATGCAGAAACTGTTTAACGTCCCTACAGACTTCGTACTGATGCAGGGCTTCACAATGTTTGATAAGGATGGAAAACCTTACAAACCTTAGCAATCATGTATACTTATATTAAGTCTCACGAGACTTATTAAGGAATTCTTTACCCCTTGCCAGCTGGTACCACCGCTGTATATGGTGCCGGTATCCAGCTCATCTCAGTTATGACTCACCAGCCGCCTCTGGATCAGCGGATTGTAGATGAGTATTTCCGCCTGGTCCTCAACCGTAAAACTAAAGACATCGCTTGGCTCTACGGCATGATTGCCACCTATGGCCTCAAGCCTGAAGAGCTTTTCACCTTCGACTGGGGACCGGAGGACTCTGTCCTGGTACCACAAAAGAAACGCCCCGTTCGCCCACTGCACCCTCAGTGGGTCTTGTTGTTTGGTCTCAAAGAAAAACAGCCCTGCGCACTGCAGAGCTGCTGGGATACCCTTTGCTCTCGTCTGTACGAAGCCATGGCTTATCAGGACTTTCAGCTGAACATCACTGATTTAATCCTGGCCCATCGCCTTCGGAAGGACTGCTATCGGTCCATCAAGAAGCCATCGGCATCATCCCTTGCTTTTGCAGGTGCTTCCTGACGGCCTTGGTGTTCCAGCGGTAGCCATCACGGGAAAGACACCCAGGGAACGCTGCGAAGTGCGGACCAAGCTTGAGGGTGCCGTCATCGCGGTACTTGAATAGAGTCTTGCGGTCGATGCCCAAGATCTCTTCTGCTTTCTGAACGGACACCCATCCGTTGGCGGTGGTCATGGCGTGGAGTAACGCGTGCCTCAATACCATATCTGGCGTCAAGTACCTGTCAACACCCTTAAGGAAACTTTTATCTCTTTAGTTTGGTCGCGGGAATGTGTCTTGAATTTAGAATAAATTAACGGCAATTGAAGAGCATGTTTTGCAACGAGCACGAGCCCCTCGCCCTGCTAGTTGAAATCACGCCCAAACTTGCAAAAAAAAAGTTCAGAGAGAGCATATACGAAGCCTGGCATTACAAGTGCGGTTATTGTGGAGATTCCGCAACAAGCCTGGATCACATTGTCCCAAGGTTTAAGTCTGGCTCTTCTAACCGCCATAATTTACTTCCTTGCTGCCGGCGTTGCAACGCCCACAAAGGCTCGGAAGACATGAAGAGCTGGTTCGAAAAGCAAACCTTCTTTTCTTCTGAAACCCTTGGTAAGATTGAAGCCTGGGTTAAACAAGAATCAACTTTTATTTTTGGTGAGTGCTGATGGGAGTCTACGAAGATTACGTTTATACTTACCCAGATCTTACAAATGCCTATGAAGCAACTGGCGTTAAAGATTTTGAGGCGTATGTTCGCGATAACGGAGATCTTCTTCAGGCATACCAAAATACAGGTGAAAAAAATTTCAGAAAATATGTCAACTCTTACGCCGATCTTTTAAACGCATTTCAAAAGTCTGGCTCAAAAGACAAAGAAGCATGGGGTCGTGATCACTGGCAAAAATACGGACGGAATGAAGGTCGTAATCTACCAAGAGACGAGCCTACGCAGTCGATAGAAGACTGGGGCCGTGCTCATTGGCAAAATAACGGCAGAAACGAAGGCAGGGAATTACCTAGGTATTACGAACAAAGCGCGGAACAATGGGGACAAAACCATTGGAATAACAACGGTAGAAACGAAGACCGCATTCTGCCAGGTGCCAAGATTGGCATCAACAATGAAGGTAAGGCTTTCATTGCCGCACCCGATGCTATTGGTAGTCAAGCCCGAAATAAATACGATCAGCTCGTTAACTCGTTTAATAATGCACAAGACGGTACTTACAAAAACTTGATGCAGAGTCTTAAAGGAAGGCTTGGCGATATTGGCTTTAACGATTTAATTGCTAACGATGGAGAAATAGCGCTCTCCGCCGTGTATCAAAAGAAGATTGCCCCCTGGGATTCTTCTAAAGGTGCACAACCGCCTACTGGCGGCTTTGATGCCTCTTATTACCGCGAATTCACGCAAGGTGGCGTTGATGCCGAGAATAGCTGGGATGCAGCGCAAGAAGGAGTCGATCTTGGTGATGGGTACTACTTGCCAGACCTTGATATCACAGGTAGATACTCTTTCAACAGCTACATGCACTGGCACTATACGACCCAGGGCAAGGCAGCCGGATATCGCGGTAATGAAGAGCAGTACGCAGACCTAGCCGATGCTTATGAAGAGTATCTGACAGATGCTGAATATGAGATGTACCGCGACAAAGTTCTTGGTGGCGGAGAGGAAACAATCCTTGGCAAAAAGGTAGGAGCTGAACTTGCTGCAAAAGAAAAACAAGTACAACAGCAGTTTGGTTCATTAACAACCGATTCCCTTAAGCAAGCTGCCGGTGAACTACTGAAGGCAAAACAAAGGGAAAGGGACTTTGAGTTTTATAAAGGACTTGAAGGTTTTGATGAAGTTCTTTCAATCAATGAAACCATTGCTAACTCTTTGCTTGGAGACAGTGGGATTGGCGGGATTTTGGGTTTTGTAACCAACCCAGTTAAGGCGCAGGAAAGTCTTGAGAAAAGTTTGGCAAGTGCAACGGGTATTCCGACCTTCAACGGAGTTACCTACAACTGGCAAAAGTGGTTTGAAGAACAACTTGCTGGTAATTATGAAAAAGGCATCACGGTACAAGACCCCCTGGACCCAAGCAAAACATATACACTCGATGCCGAATTTGCCAAGCGTTACATTGATGAATATTTGAAGCCTCGCTTTGATAGTTCTAAGTCGATGAGTGAGTTTATCTCAACCTTGGAACTACAACAGCAGGATAAAAATGTATTTGAGGTTCAGACTGCTCTGGCAAAGTTGCGTGACATCGGAGAAATTAGAGCACAAGCGTATTTGGATGACGTATACGGAAGGGACCCACTCAATTTCAATGTTGACTTTTACATGAATCCCACTGGCAATTTTGAAGTTGGTGATCCAAAGCTTGCTAAGTACGAAGAACAGCGCAACCAAGTTGCCAATGACTGGGAAACAGCTAAACGCGACAGCTCTTCCGTGGTGCCAGGCACTAACTGGACTTGGAATCAATGGGCTTATTACTACGGTTTAAACATTAATGACCGCAATCAGTTCGCACAACTTCACTATCAAGTCCTTGGTGCATCCAAAGGATTTGATCCAGCAAAAGATGTTCTCACTTTAAAAGATGCAAGTGATTACATTAGTACTAAGATTCTGCCGGAGATCGCCTCCAAAGACATCCAACTTGCTGATGTCAACTTCTTGCAGTTTGTAACACCAGAAGAATTTGCTGACAGTGTGATTGAAGGCGTTAGCCCCGAAACCAATAAAGAAGAGTGGGATAAAATGCTTGCCACCATCGGCATCGCAGGTAAAGGCATGGGAATTGACGAAGTCAAACAATATATTGCTGATCAGTTCCGCACAGGTAATGCTATTAATATTCGTCAATCTATTAAGTATCTAAACGAAAAAGGCAAGACTCCTTCTCAAAAAGAGCTAGGCGTTGATTACATCCAACGTGCGGAGGACGCTGCTCCTTCCACTTCTCCTTACGCAACAACCCTTTACAAGATCTTCAAAGATGCTGGGTACCAAGGAAGTGAAGACGACTTCTACGGCAGTTTTATGACCGATGTAGACAAAGGTGAAATGCAACTCCTGGAACAAGGAGCTTCTCAGAAAGGTCTACAGCTCGGTGGTGCTTATGCAGGACTAACCAGTGATGATCCGTTCCAAGCCCTTAGCTCGATGACAGGACTATTTGGTGATACCAGCTCAACTACCAAGACATCTACTGATAGCACCAAGGCTGGTTCTGTATCCTCCGGATCCAGTTATTTTAAACTGTTAGATGACGAAGAAGAACCAACAAAAACCAAGAGTGCTCAAAAGATTCTTGGTGAATTTACTTCCCTGTTTAAAGGGTTTACTTGATGGCTGAGAAACACCGTAAAGCTGCTGGTGCAGCCAAGATTGCTAAGGACAAGATGGCTTGTAACAAGCCACAGAAGACTCCTGGCCACCCAACCAAGTCTCACGTCGTCAAAGCTTGTGAAGGAGGAGAAGAAAAGATCATTCGCTTTGGTCAACAAGGCGTAGAAGGTGCTGGCAAGAACCCCAAGACTGAGAAAGATAAAGCACGGAAGAAGTCTTATTACGCACGGCACAACGCCCAAGACCCCAATCCTGACAAAATGTCAGCAAGATACTGGAGCCATAAAACGAAATGGTGATTTCCCGCTAAACTACGTAGGCTGATTACCTACCAGCATGGCAAAACCCAAGTCCAGCACCATTCAGATCGAGTCCAAGCCTAAGAAGACACGTCAAGGTGACGGGAAACATTCTCGTCCTAACCACGGACGTAAATTGTCTCGTGGCCAAGGCAAGTAAAAGTTATGTATATTGAGGGTAATAATAGTTACCCTCATGTCGGATCTTTCGCATGCGATTAACCTGATTCGTAAATACGAAGGGTTCAACGAAAAGGCATACCCTGATCCGACCACAGGCGGAGAACCTTATACCATCGGGTTTGGAACTCAGTTCTACCCCGATGGTTCTCCCGTCAAAAGAGGCCAGTGCTGTACCAAGGAGAAGGCACTGGAATACCTTTTTCACGAAGTTTCCATCATTGACACCCAGCTGGTCAAACTGAACCTGGGGCTTGATACACACATGCGTCAGGCTTTAATTTCATTTATTCATTCCATCGGTTGGGATCCTTTTTTGTACAGCAGCGTGATCGACAACATCGAACACGAAGACTTCTGTGCTGCCACTGGAGAACTTGGACGCTGGATCTTTGATCAAAACCACAACGTCATTGGTACCCTTGTGGACCGCAGGCGAGAGGAAATTAGTCTGTTCCTGACTGAGATCAATGCAAACCCTTGGGCCTCGACCCAAGTCCTCCTGACTGCTTTTCGTAATTACACCGCTGCTCCTCACCAGGTGCGCGCCATCCGTGCACTGGAGGAAAATGTCAATCCGTACGTCCTATCCAAATTCGCGAACGACTTTGATATCGATGAGGATCCCTGGTCGACTTACGACACAGACGATATCGATTTGCTGTTTAGCAGCTACCATTAGAATAATTGCTATGAGTCGATGCAAAGTGGCATGGAGCGATCGGTAGAACCACGGGAGTTTGAACTGCCACTTGAACTGCAATTCGCCATGCGGAAAGCAGAACTCCAGGCCCAAGAGATGACATGGGAAGAACTGTACTCAGCTCTTCTGAATCTCTATCACCAACGCCTGATGGAATGGCACGCCATCAAGGACATCATGGCAGGTGAAAACATTGAGCTGGATATGGACTGGCCGACTGATCTTGAATTAGCAGAACTCGCCGCCGCCTGTATTCAAGGCGACGACGAGGACGACGACGAAGAAGAAGATTTTCAGCCGTTCTGAGCTTCGTCAAGCTGGATGAGACGGTCCAGATACCACTGGGCCTTTTTCAGTGATTCAAGCCCACCTTTGTGACGCTCACGCCAAAGGTACTTGACGATATTACCCTTGAGATAACCACGAAATTCTTCAAGGGTCTGCTGAGCTTCAATTCCTTCAATACACTCGATTGCACCATCGGTGTAATGAGACGGATGATTGACTACGTCTCCCTGGATCACGGGAGACTCTTCTTTAGTGGCCCAGGGAACAGGACAAACCCCACCTGGGCACTCACTAATTTCGTCTACCGGAGCAAACCAAGACGTTTTGCTGACAACATCTTCTCCTGCTCGTCCGGTTCCTCCAGTTCCAAAACTAAAGACCGGGGCTTCGGAGAAGCTCCCATTGCCAATCCCTCTTCCATCGAAGGAATCAATCCGGTCACTCCCGGACGCTTCATCCCCTCCAAGAATAACGGATTCCGTTCGAGTCCTTGTTCGCATGCAACTAAACCCCTGTTGTACATGTCATACAAGGGTACATCATTTTCTTCGTTAGCGAGAGGTTGACCGAAGTCTTCTTCGTCAAGACACCGACACATAACCTCGTCTTGAACAAACGCATCGAGGAATGCAGCTGCGTGGTTCATTGTATTTAAATTTCTGATTCAGTCCTTTTACAATGATACTATGGCAAGATTTTTTGAACCAACTTACGATCCCCGTCAGGACTCTGGTAGTTCAGGCGTTGAGGTATCGGATCTACATCCTGAAAAGGCGTATGACACTGATCTACGTCGACTTCAGGAAGACGAACGTTTAGGTGCTGAGTCTTTAAACGACGATCAGAACAGGGTCGGTAAGTTCATGCGTGCAGCCAGGAGCGCTGGCGCCTACAGGCAACGGGCTTCGATTGACGAACCAACAATTCGTGGCCGTACACCTCGTGTTCCAGCAGCCATCAATGGTGTGGCACTACCAACTACAGGCGATTCTGGTGGGAGAACTGGGGCTGTAGGCTATGCCGGCAAACCCCAGCCACGCTCAGGTATGTCTTACAGCTGGCAAGACGCTTTCGGTTGATCAGACCTGGGAGAACACCACGTTATTGGGTTGATCCTGGTACTTGCCTTTGCGATCTTGGTAAGTGACGTGGCACGGATTACCGCGATAGAAAAGAAGTTGTGTGATCCCTTCATTGGCGTAGATCCGATTGAAGAGCCCAGTGCAGTTACTGATCTCCAGCGTTAGATAACCTTCCCAACCACTTTCAGCTGGCGTGATATTCACCAGGATGCCTGAGCGTGCATAGGTGGACTTGCCTACAGCAACGACAGTGACATCCCTGGGGAGCTTCAGACGTTCTTGCGCTACACCTAGGCAATAGCCGTACGGAGGAAGCAGAAAGTATTGACCACGCTCATCCTCCAGAAGATCGGCAGGCTTCAGGATGTCGGGATCAAAGTCTTTTGGATCGCAATCACCTGCCTGCACCTTGCCAAAAATCAGGCATTGCTTGGGGGACAAGCGAATGTCATACCCGTAAGAACTCAGGCCATAGCTCAGCAACTTGCGACCATCTTCTTTGCTGACCAAATGATCGACAAAAGGTTCGATCATTTCTTCGTTTTCAGCCAGATGCTTGATTTCCCAGTCGGCAAGAACGCTCATGGTCCCTTGTAATCGTTCTTCAGTATACGGAACTTAAGCGAGAATATGCCCGCGTTCCGTATAGATGTCTACGAATCGTTGGACAGCATCATCCGAATGATCCGTAGGCGGCAAGTAGACAATTAAGGAGGTGCACGTACGCTGCATCTTTTCTCCTTGACTTGTAATGCGCAACAACTTAGGCGCTGAACGCAGGATGCACACAGGGAAACTAAAGATCTTGGGTTCGTATCGAATCATGTCAGGACAGTTGCTGAAATACAAGCCCTGCCTAATCTCCTTCGCCAGCCAGGCGTGGTAAAGCTTACGGAACCACACTGCATGGGATGAAGTAAGTGATGGGGAGGAAGCCCGTGTCATCTTCCACCTTTCGTTCTTCTTGTCCCAAAAGTATGCACCCGCTGGAGGAAACAAGTAAACATTTCCGTACCACTGTTGGGCGTTCAGTCCATCATCCGATGGCGTAAAGAAGTTAGGAGCCTGGACGTAACTGTTTGCTTTCTTGCTACTAGCAACATCCAGCTCAATACCATCCATCAGCTCATTAGCCGCCACGATCAAGTCTGAGTTCGTGATCAATTCAGCATCTTCACTGCGAGCAGAAATGGAGCGAACGCCTTGTTGTTTCATTTTTCAGAAGCCTGGTTGTAATCAATCTCCATATAGCGAATGCCTTCCTTATCGTTGATGACATACCCTGCTTTTTCCACAGGGTCAATTTTTTGAGCAGCTGAAAGAATACGCCTAAACGTCTCGGCCAGGTCTCCGTCATTACTGCGCTCGCAATCTTCTTGTGCAGCGTGGATTTCTTTAAGGGTCCAGAAGAACATGGAGCGTTCTTTATTTTCAGGCTGGAACACCATGACGCCAGGACCTTCGATCTCCCACATCTTGCAGTACTGCTCTCCCATGTCACCAAGGATCAACTTGATGGTGGCATCGAGCATCTTTGCTTTTGTTTCGTCCAGCTCAGGACCAATCACCGAAGCGATCAATTTTTCACGTCGTTGCATTTCTCGATCAATCCTTGGCGCAGTAGGGATTCAAGTAATTTGTCAGTGGGCTGGTACAAGACAACTAATTTGCCAAGCACACCACGTTTTTTGACAAGCTTGCCGTTTTCATCACGTACTTTATCAAATTCTCCCGAGCGTATCAGATATTCAGCCACACACCGTAGCCGACGTTTCAAAGGAAGTTCTGCTTGCGGGAATTTCCCGCAGATCGTATCCGGTTGCAGATCCTGGAAAGCAAGACGCAATCGATTGGCAAGAGTCATGCCTGAATTAGCATCTTCTTCTTCATAGTTTTTTAAGTTTTCCAGGTACCGCTTGAGGCAATCATCATCAAATGAACCCTCAGGAGGCAAGAACATCTCCACCTGGTTGACCAGGGATTCAGGCAACAACTGAACGTGGTTCTCAATCGTTACAGAATCAATATCAACGTCTCGAAATCGATGGGCCATTATTCTAAAAACCCTCGATCAATCGTGTACATGGTCGAAGTCCGGTCTCCCTTGCCACGTAGATCAGACGATTCCAGTTTCTTAGTCTTAGAGAAGGACTGGACCAGTTGGTTCCAGGGAATCCTGAGCATTGCCTTACGGGCCGGATCAGGCGAGACGTTGACAAAATGGATGCCCTCTACCCAGCCCTTTTCAGGGGTTCGTTTACCGATAGCAATCCAGTTGCGAATGGTTTGATCCGATACCCCAAGCCTGCGTCCACACTCCTCAGTAGTGATGTACTCATCTGCGTACGCCTCAGGGTTTAGGGCATCGGTCTCACCCGTGGAATAGCGACTGTGCCACATGGAACTAAGGACGTTTCGTATCCCTTTCAGTTCAAAAGCAACGTCCTCTAATCCTTTACGTAATCCGTATTTCATGTCAGCAAACCTTTTGCGTAGATGCTAGTGTATGGGCAAATCTTTTGCACCGTTATGGAAGAGCAAATTCCTTCCAGTACTCCACCTCAGGCGATTGAGCCACCCGCAATTCCCCCTGGCATTACACCGGAAATGCTTGAGGCCATGAAGGCTCGTGCTCGGGAGGAAGCAGTGCGAATGACTTTGCTTCAGCAGCAACAGCAGCAGATAGCCCAAGAAGAAATTCCCGTGGCACCTCGTATGCCAATGCCGAGTTTTGCTCCACCTCAACCTCAGGTTGTTTACCTGCGCCGCAACCTGACGGTGGCGGAGTTAA